ATTCGGCGTAGAGTTTAGCGGCAGCCGATTTGTTGTAGGTCTGTGTCGAGCGGATGCCACCATTGCCAGCGGCACGGGTAGCGAGCTTGTCCTTGTAGAGGGATGCTCCCAGCCCCCGGCTTCGGTCAGTTTCATTCCATCCGCTGACGGATGGCGGCAGCATGTCATCCCAAGCAAAGAAGCGATTAGGTACCGGGTAGACGAATGGCGTGTCGCCGGTGTTGATGGTGGCTATCGGACCGGCGGCACCGACCCACTCCGCTATGACGAAGAGTTCAATGCCTGACACGCCGCTGCCGGAATAGTTCATGCCGCCAACGATCAATGACGGATCGGCCGTACCTCCGGTATTCCATGGTCCGCCATTGACGCGGACCCATAAGGCGGTAGTCGTAAAGTCGAATGCGACGCTGATGACATCGCCGGAATTGAATACGAGATGAGGCTGTGCAGCGATGTTATTGAAGTTGTCGCGGTTCTTCACCTCGCCGTTGCGCTGAAGCCAAACCGTCTTGCCCTTGTCCTTGGTGCTGATGCCGATCCGTGGATAGGTGTCGGCAGACGTTCCGACGAGAGCGCCAATCGTGATCTCGGCGTAGCTCCTGTCGGCATAATTGCTTTGATGCGCTACGGCGTAGGACGTGGTCGAGAACGCAAAGCCATCCCCGGCAAAAGCAACGGTCTTGTCACCGTTGCTATAGCTGAGGTTGGTGACAAAGCTGTTGTCCCACGCGGCCCTGAGCGGCATGCGTTACGCAGGCGCCGAATAGGTCAGAGAGGTCAGCGAGACTTGCTGGCCTGCGGAGATAACCACTGAATTCAGCTGGATATCCCCGCCGCCGCCAGTCGTGGTCACGCTGCAGAGCACGATGGGCGTGGCATTGCCTTGCCGAAGCTCAGCCTTGGCAATGGTGCCGCCCACCGCGTTGGTGTCGGCAACGATGGCGTTGGCCGTCGCAGTGCCCGACGCTGCAGCACCGAATGCCGGGTTGGCGAATGTCAAAGTCGCGACGGTCGCGCTGGCGGCGGTCTGCATCACCAGCTTGCCGGGAGGCGTGTTGACATCAATCTGATCGACCACGAAATCGCACAGACCGTTTCGGACTGCGGTGGGGTGAGTAACGGCCATGTTGAATTCTCCTGTGACTTGGGATGTGGGTTGATGGGATTAGCGCTTCTTGCGCGGCGGCTCGTCGTCTTCGTCGGGAGCGTCGGTAACCTCCGCAGTGCCCGAGACCTCGGCTTGCGGTCCGCCCTCGCGCACCTTGCCATCCTCGATCCAGCCATCGAGCAGGCCGAGCAGCTGCTCGTCCTCATCGCGCGCGGTGTAGGAAAGCCCAGCGACATAGTCGCAGTTGAATTCGTCGCTGTGGAAATCGTCGATTGCAGTGAACACTCTGGGCATGTATCTCTCCGTTGTTAAGACTATTGGCAAGGCGGTGCACGGCAAGTCGCGGTCAGGCCGGTTCAGGTTTGGTGGCGCTGGTCAAGGCACGGGAAGGGGTGGACTTCGGTCTGCCCCTTCATTCTTCCTGCTCTTGGATAGCTGCAAAACGTCGGTCCCCCCATGGAATAAAACTGCATCTGCAGTTGGGATGAGCGGGAATCAAATCGCTTGCTTGATCAATGTCGTAAGGTCCGCCCTCGGCGATGTCTAAGCAATCATCACAAACCCGGTCGTCTCCCGCAGTCAAAACGTTGACCAGCTTGATTTTGGCTTGCTCCTCCTCGATGGCGGCGAGCAACTCGGCTACCACCTCGGCCACCACCAACGCCTTGGCGGCCTTCCTCTTGCCCCCCCTACCCTTGCGCTTGGCGTCGTGAATATGCGGTAGCCACTCAGGATCAATGCCGACCTGCTTGATGCCCGCGTGCTTGTAGGCGTGCAGCTTGCCTGCGTTGACGGCTCGAACCACACCGGTGTTGACCAGCAAGTGCAGCCTGAGCTTGGTGATCTTCTCCAGCGTCGCGCGTATCTCGCGCATCAATTCTTCCGGGCTGCGCTTGCGCAGCACCGCGTGCGAGGTGTGCCGGATCATCCGCCGCTCGGTCTCGGACGCGATCCCGATCACCTCGGCGGTCGCCATGTAGCCATGGGTCTGGCCGAGATCAGTGGAATCCAGCTGCGCCATGTCGTGCTTCAATTCGCGCTCGGCTTGGCCGATGCCATGCTCGACTGCGTCCGCCATCACCTTCCACAGCCAGTGCGGCTCGTTGGATAGCTCACGCCCCACCACCTGCCGCATCATCATCTCGGAGCGCGACATTTTCTGGGACTTGCTCTCGATCCACGCAATGATCTCACCCGGCAGCATCGGGCCCTCGCTGCGCAGCCCGGTCACGTCATGATCGAGCACCGCCTGCCGCAGCAAAGTGTGGACGTTGAACACCTTGCGATTGACCAGTCCTCGCCCGCGCTGGCGCAATGCGAGGCTCTTGGTGGGGTCGCGGTGGTTCATTTTTTCTTCTTGCTCTGGCCCTGACGTTGCAGCGCCTTGGTGCGCGCCATCTGCTTCTTGCGGCGGTCCTCGTCGAACTGGCCCGAGTACTTCACCTTGGGGTCAAGCCAGTGCGGCTTCTCGTTGACGATCTCATCGGCGAGAATGTCCACGTGTATCGTCGGCGGCTTCTCCTTGGCCATCACGCCACCTTCATCTTGACGGCGCTGAGCTTCGGCGCCTTCTCGATCCACGCATCCCATGCTTTCCACGCGGTGCCCGCAACCACCACTTCCTGCTCGGATTTGACGTTGATGCCGTAGGCCGGGATCGACAGCGCTGCAGTGCGCGGCATCAGCGCACGCAACACGATGCGAGACCCATCAGATGACCAGCCATTAGCAATGTCCGGGTTGAAGGTGGTCGAGGCGGCGCCGTTGCGCACCACATTGAGGTGCGGCACCTTTTTGTAGCCACCCTCCGCAACGCTGTAGGCCTCGGCCTCTTCATACTGTTCCTTCGGCAATACGATGCCGCGATAAAGCTCAAGCTCCTGCAGCCCCGCCTTGTCGAGCAGCATCTGCGTCGTCTCCCACTTGGCGCGCACATAGGCCTTGATGCCCTCATAGCCGCCGACATCGCCATAGTCCTTATCGGCCTTCTTGGCGATGACATCCTTTTCCAGCCTGATCTTGCCGTCGCGCCCGGTCACCTCGTTGAGGCGCCCGCCCAGTTCATCGGCGGTCGCCACCTGCAACAGCTGGCCCTCTTCACTGGTCGAGGATGCTTTCCACGCCGTCCACAGCTTGGCATCCAGCCTGCGCAGGTCGATCCGCTCAATGTCGATGTCGCGATCCTTGAACACCTGCTCGGCGCGATCCAGCGACAGCTGCCGCGCGATCTTCTGCGTCTTCTTGTAATCGTCGCCCGAGGTCTCGTTGAGCGGGTCGAACTTGGCAGGCATGCCGATGGTGCCGGTGGGGGTGACGCCGGTCTGCTCGTACTCTGCCATCGCCGTGTTGTACTCGTCCATCAGGTCGCCGATGATCGAGGTGTTGAATTTGGCCCACTTGAATTTCTCGTCGTCGTCCATGCCGGAGTAAGTCTCTTCCATGTACTCCTTGGCGCTGTCGGAGAAATCAGGCGGCTCCTCGTTGCTGGCGTTGTCCTGCGCCTTGTCGTTGAACTTCTCGACCAGCATGCCGGACAATTCCATCCGCATTTTCTCGGTCAACAGTTTGGAGTAGTCCTGCTTCTCGATGCCCTCCATCTCGATCTGGTCCGGGTCTTCGAGGCTGTCGGCCTTCAGACTGTGCAACAGCTTGTCGTCGTACTCGACATCGACCGAGCCGCCGCCCTCGCCATCGCTGTCATACCTGATGCGGATCGCTTGGCCCAGTTCAAGCGCGTTGAATGGAAACTCGGTATCGGTCTCGCGCAGGATGTCGCCGTCGCTGTCCTTGCTGACTTCCAGATATTCCGCGATGGCCTCGTTGATGAACAGTTCAGCATCAGAGCCGTCGGCCAGATTGCCCTTGGCCTGATCCAGCGCGCCGCCGTTCTGCTGCCAGCTTTCGGTCTCGCTGTCGATGTAGCTGCTTAGCTCGTGATCGTAATACGCGCTCTCGATGTCGGCCTGCTTGGACTCGCTCAGCATGTCCCAGCTTTCAGGCTCCGGCGGTCCGTCGTATTCGTTCTCCTCATCGGGCTCGGCTGAACCCTCTTCCTCGGGCTGGTCCGCGCCCGAGTACTTGTTCAACAGCGCTTCCATCGCGGGCTTGGCGCTCTGGTACTGCGTCTCCAGCCGCACCGCGAGCGCCTTATTCCATTCGTCGCCACCAACGTCGATGGCCTTCGGCTCCAGCTTCAGTTGTGGCTCGCCAGCCTTCTTGCCGCTCAGCGCAGCAATCGCGGCGGCGTTCTGTGCCTTGCGATCCGGCGCGTTGGAGCCGAACTCACCCTCCTCATTGCGCGGATGCAATTCTTCCTTGAAGGCCCCGGCGTCCATGTAGCCGTTGACGGTGGGGCCGAACGTAATCTCAAAAGGGCCGTCACTGTCACCCAGTCCCTTGGCCTTCTCGCTGGCAGCCTTCTTGCCCTTGCCGCCGGTCCACTTCTCAGCCTCCTTGATCAGGTCAATGATGCCGATGTTGATGCGCGCCACCTTCACCTGTCGGCCGTCATTGGTGAGGTTGTTGTCGGACGCGTCATGCGCCAGCTGCCCGGCCCATGTGTGATGACCATCGAGAATGTAGTCGTCGCGCGAGATCACGATGCGCTTGTAGAATTTGCCCTCTTCCTCGATCCGCTTCATCGAGGCGGCGACCTTCTCGCCACTTAGCTCGCTCTGCGACGCGCGCAGGTTGGCGGCCTTCTCGCGGCCCTCGTCCACCTCGTAGCCCTGCTCAACCAGATACTTGACGAAGTCCCCGGTCTTGGAGGCGCGGATCACCGGCATCTCGACGCGCGGCACCCCGATCTGATCGGCGCAGAATAAATTGGTGCCCTTGATGGTGACGTTGCACAGATTGAACGTCGGCGCCGATGAGCCGCCCTCTGCCATCTCCAGCGCGGTCTCGCCGAGCCGCTGGATCAGGGTCGTGACCTGCTTCGGTTGCTTGAGGTCCACCCGGCGATCTTCGAACAGCGCGCGCTGTGCATCGTAGACGTTGGAGGTGTGGATAACCCCGTTGCGGTCGATGAACGCATCCGGCGAGTAGCCCTTGCCGGGATGCTTGCCCGAGGTCTGCGTGGTGGCCTGTACTACGCCCTTGCCCTTGCGCGCGGCCACCGACTTGATGCCTGACAACGTCTTGAGCAGCGCGCTTTCATTGGCGGCCAGCGCCTTCGCCTCACGCCGGGCCGATCCCTTCAGCGCTTTCAGTGCGGCTGCGTTCTTGGCGTTGCGGTTAGGTGCGGTCGAGCCGAACTCGCCTTCCTCGTTGCGCTTGATCAGTCGCTCATTCCAGATGCGGACATCCTCGAAGGCGGCGTCCTTCAGAGATCGCCCACCCCGCGCGCCTGCTCCAGTGCGATATTGATCTCCTGATCGGACAGCGTCCTTCCTTCGAGACGCTCCAGCGTTTTTATCAGGCTTGCCTCCTCCGCGTTCAGCCGCTTCTTGATCGGCTCCTCCGCTGGCGGCGTTCGTTCTGGAGCTTTCTTTGGCGGCTTCCCAATCATCGGTGTACTCGCTGGCCTTGGTGGGTGCTTCCCAGTTGGCGCGGTTGGCCGTGTTGGCGCGCGCAATGGCGTCGGCGCCGTCCTTGCCAAGGTAACCACGCCAACTCATGAACACTATATCAGGTTGCCCCATCTTGTCGAAGTCCCAACCCTCCGGCGCAAACTCCGGGTTGAACTTCATCCGCATGTCTTCTTCAAATCCGAACTGGTGATAGAAGTGGTTGAGATGCCCAGCGTAGCAGTCCAGTGTCCTGCCGCCGTTCTCAATCGCCTGCACCATGGCATAGGCGCCCGAACCCTTGGGCCCGCCATTGTTGAACACGTTCTGCACGTCGCCTTGCGGATCGACGCTCACCCCTGCGGTGGAATCCTTGTTCATGAACAGCTTGTGGCCAGCCAACTCCTCGGCGGGATGCGCCGAGAGGAATTGCTGCCGGGTGGACTTGTCGCGCGCGGCCACGAATTCTTCTGGCGCTGCCTTGTGGAAGTCGCTCGGCTTCTTGTTGGCGAGCGAGCTTAGCGCCTTGCGCGATAGCTCTTCCTTGGTGGGCGCCTCACCGCCACCACCCGGACCGAATTGTCCCTTGTTCTCGGGCTTGCCGCGTGAGTGGTTGGCTTCGTTCCAGAGTGCGTCGATATGATCGGCCAGCCTGCGCAGCCTCTCACTGTCAGACGACGGTCGCGAGTTGGGCGGCGCCAACTGCTTGGGTGGTCCACCGGGAGGGCCACCGGGAGGACCATCGTCGCCACCATCCTCATCGTCCGGAGGCTCCAGCATCGGCGGCTCCACCGGCATCTCTTGGTTCTCGATGGCCTCTTGGATCGCGGCCTCCAGCCCCGGATAGGTGCCGTCCTCGACCAGCTGGTTGCACCTGCCCTTGACCAGCGCCTCGAACGGGATCAGCCCGGTGTTGGCATCAACAGCGGCAGCATCTGCCTTGGTCTTGGCAATGGTGGCCTTCTGCGCATCGTCCATCTGCCACAGCGGATTCCACGTGTAGTGGATGTCCTTGTCGTAGCTTCCCAACGCTGAGCGCTGCAGCGCCATGTCGAGCTTCTCTAGTGCGGGACGCAGACGCAATTCCTGATCGGAGGCAATGCGGTCGTAGTAGTTTTGCAGATCGCTGTCGCCGGTCGCGTTCAATCCTGCAGGTGACATGCCGAGGAAACGCGTCGCAGGAATATCGGCCGCACCCGCTGCGATCTGCAGATACATCTGCAGCACCTCGGGCATCCCGGTGAGGTTGACACCGATGCGCTCCCATTCCTCCTCGGCATCCATCACGATGGCATTGATGACCGACTTGGCAACGTTGGCCTCGGAGAACCGCTTGATCAGCTTGTCGGTGCCCTTGGCGGTCGAGAATATCTCAGTCAGTCCGGGTATCTTGATCACGTCGAACTTGGCTTCGGCAATCAGTGAAGCGACGCTGCCCATGACAGTGCCCGCACTGTTCACCGCATCGTGGATCACCTGCAGCAACGGATCGCCCCAGCCGAAATTGATCATCGGGTCCGGCGCATCGAGACCAGTGAGACGCACCATGCGCGAGGGATGTATCTTCACCTCGTTGAGCAGCTGCTTGTTGGGCGTGTTGGCGCCGCCTTCACTGCGCAGGATGTAGTGCTCGGGCTGCCCGTAGTAGGGCGATGAGATATCGCGGATCATCTCCTCGACATGCAGCTGCCACGGCGCCAGCACGTGAATGAACTTGAGCCCGTCCTTCTTGATCTTCTCGGGGTCCAACTCCTTTTCCATGTTGCCGTCAACGCCGATCAGCATGCAGGCGCCGCCATAGAGCCGAGCTTTCACCATGGCCTGCTGCAGTTTCAGCTGCAGCTGCAATCTCTTCTCGGTGGCTTCGAGCTTCTCGATCTGGTCAGCCTCGGCCTGCCACGCCCGCCACTCACGCGTTGCGTCGAACGCCGGGATCGAGATCGCCTTGCGTGCGATCCAGTCCGACTTGAACGAGGATTCCAGCTGCTCGCGCGTCCACAGCACGGTGACATATCTGGACGCAGTGAGCTTGTCGCGGCCGGGCACGCCCAAGCCACTGAGGAAATTGCTGAAGGTGTCGAACAGGTACATGGCTATCGGTTCACATGATTGACGGCGGATTGCATCTGCAGCCACAACGTTTCGCGCACATACATGCGGCGGCTATCGTTGCTCATCAGGGTGTCGTGGCGACCGAGCTTGGTCAGGATGTTGCGCGGAATATGTCGAGGGGCGAGTGAATTATCATCTGGGACTACGACCACCTCGACCTTGTCAATCATCGCCGGGCTACCGGTGTGATGAGTGCGGTGTAGGGACTAGGAGCATCGCCTCCACCACCTAGTGATGGCATCGTTGGTATCAGCGCCACCTTGAATTCGCGGCGCTCCGATTGCGGTACTGACGATCTGAACTTCATGAACGCGGTGGCTCTCCCGAGATCGGCAGGCACAATCACACTGGAGCCGGGCACTACGGTCTTGATCGTCGCGGCAAAGCCGTCGAACTGGTAGAGATCGCAGAACGTCTTGCCATCGGGCGAAAACTGAAACGACAGGTTCGCCTTGTCCCACCCTTCCGGAATGGTGATGCAGACCAGCTGGCCTGCGCAGCAATCAATCGCATCGGACAGTGACTCGCCTGCCTCGATGGTGGGGCCGTTCAGGACTTGCAGCATGGGTCAATCCTTGCGTAATCTGTTCACAATGCGTGGAGGGTTTGTGCACCCCCGATGAAGCGCAGGTGGCAAGCCCGGACGTAAAAAGGCCAACGCCGCACCCTGTTAGCCGGGCCTGCAGGGTGCGGGCTCTACTGGCACTTCCTTGTTGCCGCACCTCGGGCAGAACGGCAGACCCTTGGCGAATGTCTTGATGGTGATCGAGCGGGTCGCCTTGCACGCAGTACAGCGCAACAGCACGCGCTCGATCTTCTTAACCATTGCGCACGCGCGCAAGCTCGCGCTCGATGTCAGCCAAGATGTCCTCACGCGGTCGCTTCGGTGGCAGGCCTCGCGATAAGGCTTCAACCTCGATGATCAGGTTGATCAGCCCGACATGCTTATCCGCTGACATCGTGTTGGCGGCGACCCTCAAGGCGCGCTGCTTCATGATCTCGACAGCGTCCCTGATCTCGTCGTCGGTCATCTTCTTTCCAGCCACGGCGGCAATTCCTCTGGCACGTTGGTGCACTTGGTCAGCTTGATCTGATCAGCGATGGGCTGTGCCTCCCACTCCCACGTCATGCCGTTGCGCGCCTGCTCCTTGAGCCATTCGCGCCAGCTTTCATCGCGCGGGGTCTTCCACAGGTCGATGAAGAGCGTGTCGTGCTTAGCCATCGTCGTCGCCCAGATACGCCAGCGCCTCGCGCAATGCGTCCCTCACGTCGTCGAAGTCTGCCTGCGCGGGCGATAGCCCCTCGGTCTTGTGCTCGGTGTCGTAGCTGTAAAGCTCGACCGATCCATCTCTCACAACAACAATCATGGCTTCGGCTTCTCAGGTTTTTTCCAACGGTCCAGCGCGTCCATCAGCTTC